CTGTGTCTAGATATAATTATACTGCTATGGTATATAATTGTGCCACCTGCACATTTATAAATACAATTAATATTAGTGATACACATTCTGGTTTGAATGCTAATAGATTTTATTCTGATTCATATTCTTTTGATAATATGTTAATTATTGGATCTGGTGGTTCTGGAGGTCAATTTACAGATTTAATTGGTACAGGTTCTGGTACTTGTTTTGATGCAGGTTGCATTTAATAATAAAAATATTATGAATTAAAATATGGCAAATATAATACGAATTAGAAATTTAGATAAAGAATTAAAAATAAATAATATTTTAGTACCTGTAGACAAGGATTCATATATTTCTGATAGTAAATACATTACTATCTTAGATTTAAAGAATTGGGTACTTTCTGGCTATACTGGTATCGAAACTTACACAAGTAATTATCAAATTTCACCAATAAATTCTGTTGGTGGTATAATTTCTGGTGATTCTCGGTTTCCAAATGGATTTATAAATGTTCCTGTATCACAAATGTTTGATATGATATTATATCCAGTTATAATTCCAACAACAACATTAGCACCAACAACAACAACGACAACAACATTAGCGCCAACGACTACAACAACATTAGCGCCAACAACATTGGCACCAACTACAACTACTACAACAACAGTGCCTACAACTACTACAACTACAACTTTAAATCACAATTTTATTCTAAATCCATCATTTAGTTTATCATTTTCTGAAGTGTTTGGTGTTACAGGAATACCAGCTTTTTCTTTCCCAATATCAGTACAAACGGCAATGTATACCCCATCAGTATCATCTGGATCTATTCGAGTATCTTTAATTGGCTCATTGCCTATTGGATTACAAATTAAAATTTCTTTATCTATTAATGGAGGATCATATTATGAAACTAATTATAATAATATTGGTGATATTGTATTGTTGCCTACACCAAGTCTCACTTATCCATCAGTAATTACATTGGCAATCAATTCTGGTCCAATTTAAAAAATTTATAAACTATTAATTTATTTTTTTATATATTTAGAAAAATAAATAGTAGTTTTATGCTAAATCCTAAAGTGAGTGTAATTATGGCGAGTTATTTACTACCATATCCTGGAGCAGCTTCTAATAGAGAACAGAAGTTTATCAGAGCCGTCAATAGTTTTAAAAAACAAACTTATCAAAATAAAGAACTAGTTATAGTATCTGATGGATGTCCTGTGACAGTAGAATTATATAATAAATTTTTTTCTAATGATTCTAATATAAAAATGATACAAATTCCTAAACAAGATTTATATTCTGGTGAAATGAGAAATGTTGCTTTAGATTTAGTTGATGGAGATATAATTTCATATTTGGATTCAGATGATGTTTTAGGCTCAAAGCATTTACAAATAATCGTTGATGGATTTGATGATTCTGTGGATTTTGTTTATTATAACGATTATATGGTGTTAGATGCTACATTTAAAAAATTACATCTAAGAATAGTTGAGCCTAGATGGGCAAGTATTGGTACAAGTTCTATTTCACATAAAAGAAATACTGGCATATCTTGGACAAGTGGATATGGACATGATTTTATGTTTATGTTTAAAATGGCAAGTATGGGGTTAAAGTTTAAAAAACTAGAAAAAATGCCAGAATATTTGGTGTGCCATTATTCCTATGGAGATTTTTAAAAATATAAATAAAATATGAAGAAAGAATTTTATGTACATGGAACTACAGAAATTGTAGATTTGAAAAAAGGGTCAGAATCATTAATAGATGATTGGAGTAATAGATTTAAAATGGAACATCCAGAGTCAATAATTTATCATGAAATATATACTAGACAAGATTATTTTAAGGGTGACTGTATAATTCAGCCAGGTGACGTTGTAGTTGATTGTGGAGGTAATATAGGTATTTTTTCAGCGTTGGCAATAGATATGGGTGCATCAAGAGTATTTTCATTTGAACCATTTCCAAATAATTATGATTTGAATAAAAAAAATAATCCTAATGCTCAAATTTTTGATGTAGCAGTTTCTAATAAGAGTGATGAAATTTTAGAATTATTATACACACATACAGGTAATGGTGGACATACTATTATTAGTTCTGAATTTGATAGAGAACCTGGACATTTTCAGCATAAAAATATATTTGTAAAAACTATAACATTAGATGATATTATTTCACAAAATTTTATTGATCATATTGATTTTTTGAAAGTTGATACAGAAGGCGCAGAATTAAAAATATTTGAAGGATTATCTGATTCTAATTTGAGTAAAATTAGATGCATAGCATTAGAATACCATCATGGTGTTTTTAATTACGATGAAAATGTATATTCAAATTTTCAAAATAGATTTAATAAATTGGGATTTAATACATTTACTTGGTTATTAGATAATAATACTAGAATGCTATATATTAGTAGAGGTGATGTTTTTAAACCAAATCCAAATCATAAATAATGATATCAGATTTAACAATAAGAAAAGAAAAACATATTGAATATATTTTAGATCATTTTGATTTTGTTAGAGTTAATGAAGTAATGACAAAGTTAAATTGGTTTTGGTTTGATTCAAACAATAAAGCACCATCAATATCACAATTAAAAAAAACAGCATCAAAACTATTATATGATCTATGTGATGATGTTTTTGATGAATGCTCAACTGGTGGGTTTAAAGTTATTAAATATGAAGATCATTTAGAATTATTATTTATAATCGGTGATTGCGGTTCAAGTTATGTAAATTATAATACACCAGAATATGAAAAATTAAAAGAACAAAAAAATAGAAAGAAAAAACTTAATATAATTCAAAAATTAAACGAAAATGAAGACAATTGAAATTTATGAGCAAACCGAAACTTCTAAACTACAATCATTATTAAAGGAGTTTGAAGATAAATCCGAGAGTAATGAGATTCTTATAGAAAGAGCAAAATCTAACGACGATAATTATGATGAATTACAGAAAATGAATGACGACTATGAAATTGATATACATATTATTCGTATGGAATTAACGAAACGATTATGGTGTGGTCATTTTAAAGAAACAATTTAGTATGACTATTGAAGAAAAAATTTTACAAATAGATGCTCGTAGAATAGCAATTAAAATATCTATAAACTCATCATATAAAGTAGAAGGATTGCTTAATTTATATAAGTTATATTATGATATAAAAGTACAAAGAGTTAATTTATTAATTAAAAAAGAACGAAGGGATAAATTAAAAAAAATTAATTTAAACTAAGAAAAAGAGTGATATTCAAAATATCACTCTTTTTTATTTTTATAGAGTTGTAATATTTATATATAATAGAAAATTAGATTTTTTATATGGCAACACCATTATACAAACCAATGAAAGCAAGGGGAACATCATTTTATGCTTTCCCTTCCGCTGCTTCAGATTTAAATTTAGCAAATTATAATGATTTTTATGATCTTAACTTTAGCAAGTTTGCATTATTAAACATTCCAAGACAAGTAAATGGAGTTCCAAATCCTATTGATGGAATTATGGATTTTTTACCAAAAAGTACCACTGGTGATTCACCATTTTATTGTGATGATCCAAATTATACTACTCCAACAAAATTATCAGATCAATTAGTTGAATCATTGAGAAATTATGTTGCTAATTATGATACGTCTTTACACGAAAGTAGAATAAATGGCAATACTGATTTTTATAATATTGGTGAGAGATACACACCAACAGAACTTATATTTTTTAAATGGCTTAGAAAAATGAATTTAATAGATTTAGAGCCAGCCGTTCATAAAGTTGATTGGGATAAAAATTTATCTGATTTTGATAATAAAAACAAATCTACAGTTACTAATTTAGATTATTTTCGTAAATATTTATGGAAAGAGAGAGAAATTACTGATTATAAGGTAGAAAGTGCCTATGAATCTAATTTATATACTGGACCTACGGGCTCTTGGAATACTCCATTACTTATAATAAATGGAATTGCAAAATTTAAAATTGGTGATAAAATTATTTTAAAAAGTGATAATTCTGGTGATAAGATATTTATTTCAGGTACAACAATGAATTTGGGACAATCTTATAAAATTGGAGATGTTGAATTTACTACTGGTACAACAATGATTTGGCTTGATTTAAATTTTCAAGAACAAGGTGGATCATCTTTAACTGCAACTTATATGTATTTAGATTACAACAAATTAATTCAATATGTCGGTGAAATTAATCAAATAACAAATATACAAACAGCGTCAAGAGTTGGTCAAGAGGTTACAGCCTATATTCCTCATCAAGCGGGTAGAACACCAACTATATTATTTGGTGTTAGAGATAATACTAATTATTATCCAAATCTAGAAATTCCAGTACTTGCCGATGAAATTCAACGGGAAATAGTCGGATCTGAGAGTTTAAATTCTCCAATAAGAACAGATCCTCAAAATTATCCTGGCTCATATTTTGGACAATATGATACTGTTGATTATACATATTTATGTTCAAATGGTGATAGTGTTAGGTATCAAGGTGATTATTATGGTGTTGTATTAACTGATAATACTGGATTAAATGCCGATACTTATGTTGAAAAATTGACAGATTTTAATTCTGATTCAATAGATGGTATTTTTCTAGATGTTAATAGAAATCATTATTATAAAATGAATATTCCTGGTTTAGAAACTCAAAATTTTGATGAATTTAGTTCACTTTCAATTGAAGGACAAGCACCAGAAGATTTTGATTTTAATGCTATTTTGTGGTATTATGAATTAATAGAACGAGACCAAAATAATAATGTAAATTCTTATGTTAATTTATATGGTATTGAATTTTTGAATAATCCAGAAAATGATGATGATAATTATTCTACATTAATTACACCTTATCATAAATTAGTAACTAATGGCGTACATGATGGGCTATCTTATATGTTTAATTTGAATCTTCATTATAATATTGATAACGATGTTCAACCATTAACATATGATCCTAGTACAATTTATAATATGTTCAGTTTTGATATGTATAATGAGATGATGAGAAGATTTTATCAAGTTAATGAAAATTTTGTTAATATTATTCAGGAATTTGTTAGAATAAATATGGATCTTCAAGATATGAAATCTTTAATATATTCTCAGACCGATATTGATGATTTAAAGAGTAGAATGAAAAATATGGAAGATTTATTAAAATTATATGCTACTAATCAGTTTGTTGATTCAGATTCTGCAAGAATTTCAGTTGATTATTCTGGAGTTTATCCTAAATTGAAATTTAATGTTATTGGTGTTGAATATGATGATATTAAAAATATTAGTTTAACAGATGTTTACAATTTTAATCAATCTAATACTGGCGCATCTTATTCTGTCACCTTATCTTATTCTAGTAAAATGTTATTAAATCTTATAAATGATAATATATCTAATAATAATTTTGGACCAGTTGTTCTTACTTTAGATAGGGATCTTAAAAATAAACAGAGATTAGATATAGTGATTAAGCCTGAATATGCACAATATGCACAGACATTATCAGTTAATATGATGTTTACTAGTGGTGTCACAAAAAAGGAACTTAATATTTTTAGTGTTGTATTACCAAAAGATTTACGATCTTATAATATATTAGTACCAGAATCATCAATATTTGACGATAGTTTTTATCTAAATGATAATATTTATGTTAATTGTACAGGTATGAATACAGGTTCAACTTGGTGTTCAACAGGATACACTGAATTGACATTAACTGAAGATATGTTTAAAACTGGAAATACGGTATATGTTCAAAATCTTTATTTAGTAGACACATCTGGAAGTACAATAGATTATAGTGGAGCATATAATATAGTTTGTAAATCAGGACTCACAATTAAAATAGATTTATCAATAAGTGAAATTAGAGGATATATTTTACGTGGTGTACCTAAAATTAGTTATTATAGAGGTATGCAAGTATCCATATTGAGAGTCAATGGTTCTGACGATAGTAGTTTTAATCAGAGATATGATGTGTCATATAAAATAATTTAAATTAATGAATATATTAGTTGGTGATTTAGTTAATAAGGTCAAAGATGTATTTAATTCTACAAAGGTTCTTTCTGTTGAAAGTGTATATGAAAAGATAAGCGGTACGGAAGATTTAAGATTAGTAATTTCTATGAATAAAATTTTGTATGATGATGTTAATATTATTTATACTAAAATTATTTTCACTTGTGATAATACCAAATCTAAGATTACCAAAAATAATTTTACATATTTATTTGATATTAATTGTGAATACGTTAGAATAGAATTTAATACTTTAGAAGAGTTTTCAAATAAAATTAGTGATATTTTCAAAGAAAATAAATTTGGTGAGAATATTAAAATATTATCGAAATTTGTTAAATCACCATCAACATTAATCAATAAATGGTTTCAAGAAAATAAAATTTCAGATATTTCAGTGATAAATGTTAAAGAAGAAAAAATATCTATTATGCCTTGTAAATCAATGTTTTTTAATTTTATTATTGATTTAAGTAATAATAAAAATGTAAATTTGACAATTTCAAAAGAAGGTGAAAAAGAATATATATTTAAATTTAAAATTTTTGATAATATATATGAGGATAAACAAACTAATTTGAAAAATCTTATTGAAATAATAGGTGATAATTTAAAAAATAAAATTAAAATATGATAAATTTAATTTCTAAATTGAATTTTTTAAATGAAAAATTAAAAGTGGATGAAGAATATTCTAATACAGGTGGTAATAGAATAGTTAAAATATTATCAATTAATAATGATACATTAGATATTATTGATACTAAAGGTCATCTATCAGGTAAAAAAACAACTATGAATAAGGAAAAATTCATAAAAGATTTTTATAAATGTACAACAAATAATTAAAAATAAAACATAAAAATGGCAAGATCTACAAAACTTAACAGAGTTTTTAATAGAATAGAACTTAATTATACAAATTTAACAAATCAAATAAATAGTTGGTTAAGTTCTGCATATGATAAATCAAGTATTCTTTTTAATCCAGCATCGCCTTATGGTCAGATATTGGAGGTTACAAAAGAATTTTTTCTTCAAAATATATTATATTTGAAGAATTTTGTTAAGCAATTAGATATAGATCAATCAAATTCTATAAGAATGATACGTAATATTGCTAGAATATCAGGACACAATCCATCAAGAGCAATAGCAGCTAGAGGTACACTTAAATTTAAACTTAAACAAGGAATTAATATTCAATCAACTATATCTGGCGGACAAGTGACAATATATGATAATACATTACTTAAAAATAGAAGTAATGGACTTTATTATTCTTTAAAAGTTGGAACTACTAAGAACGTATATCCATTAGTGCCTGGTAGCCAATTTTTTGTAAATGTTGTTCAAGGTAAATATGACAGTCAAAATTTTACAGGGGATGGCACAATTTCACAATCTTTTCAGATTTCAGTTAGTAATAATTCAACTATTGATAATTTTGATTTTCAAATTTTGTTAAATGGTATCAATTTACAAATTAAAGATCATCTATATGATATGCTTGATAATGAATATTCTTGCTATACAAGAACTGGCTTTAATGGTGGGTTAGATGTTTATTTTGGTAATGGAACTAATGGCTGTATTCCGTCTATTGGCTCAATTATAACAGTTAAATACTTATTGAATAACGGATTACAAGGAAATATATTAAATAATAAAGTTAATGACTTTACTTTTGTAGATGATATGTATGATGATAGTGGTAATATTATACAAGCAACTCAAATTTTTGATTTATTTATTGAAACTGATATAAAGTTTGCTAGTGACGGTGAAAGTGTAGAATACACAAAATCTGTTATTCCATATGTCTCTAGAAATTTTGTTCTCGCTACTCCTGCACAATTTATTTATCATCTTAAGAAATTAAATATGTTTTCTAAAGTTAATGCATTTAATACTTTAGATATGATAAAAATTGATATTAATAGTGATGGTGTTTTAGATAATATTAATATTAATGAAATGTATTTATATTTAATACCAAGAATAACAGATTATTTTTCAACTGATGTTAATTATTTTAATGTTCCTATAGATGCTTTTTATTTAGATTCTGTTGAAAAAGATAGAATATTGAATTATCTTAAGATGCAAGGTATAATTAGTATAACATCAACAATTAAAGTAATTGATCCATTACTTAAATATTTTGTGGTAAATGTGTTTGTTAGAAAATATGAAGATGTTTCAGAAGATAATATAAGAGAACAAATTATTACAACATTATCTAATTATTTTTCAACTTATGATAGATATGATAGAGTTGTAAAATCTGATTTAATTACACAAATTAAAACAAGTGTGGATGGTATAGATTCAATAAATATTGAATTTGTTGGAAAAGATAATGAAGATTATCATAGAGATGGTGCATTATTATCTTCAACTCAAAAAAATGTATTACAAAATACATATGCAACATCATCAAATGCTGTGAATGTTTCCGCAAATAATTATGTAAATGTAGTTTCAGCTCAACAAAATCAGAAATCTGCTAGTCCAAATAGTAGTTCGTCTACACCTAATTCAAACATGATTAATGCAATATCTATAGATAGTACACTTGATATTCGTGGACAAAATAATACTAACACATCTTTAATGTCAATTGGAAATAGTACAGTCGTTGCATATAATGACACATCACAATATGATTCTAAAAAATTAGTTGGTATAGATCCAGTTTTAGGTGATATTATTATAGGTAAAAATGAATTGGTTATTTTAAGAGGTGGCTGGATCAATAGAAATGGTGTATTTTTTAGTGAAGATCCAAAAACAACAACAGGATTCAGTACCGTTAATATTATTTGGAAGGGTGTAACATCAAGGAAATGAAATATGTAAAAACATACGAAAAAGTTAGAGAATATAATCCACTTACTCCACACACAGGTGATTTTGTAATTGTACGCACCAATCTAATGGACGATGAACTGAAAAAGTATTTTTATAATAATATAGGTCAAATAACATCTATTAGGACTCACGATGATATATGTATTAAGTATGATAATGTGCCAGATAATATAAAAAACTGGTTTAGAACATACACTAGAAACGGTGTAGTGATATATTATACACATGATACTATTGATAATATTGTAGTATTTTCAAGAAATAAAAAAGATATAGAATTAAAATTAAATATAATGAAATATAATATTTAATTATTCAGGTAAAAATTCCTTAAATATTTCTTCTTTATTATCTAATACAAAAGTGTGAATATAATAAGCAAGTTTTTTATAATTTTTATATTCATATATATCTTTAATATTATAATCTTGTAAAAAATTATCATCAACAGATATTCTATAATTATTTTCTTTATCAAACCAATATGCTATTTCATATATTTTATCTTTAACTTTCATAGATAATAAAACAGCAACACCACCATTAATTTCTCCAATATAATCTATAACTGATATAAAATTGACTTCGTTCATTTGGTAAACATATTTTTTATATATATAATAAAAATATGGTTTTCTAAATGAAATTTATTAAAAATTTTGAAGGCAAGATAGATATTGGTACTCCAGAAGTTTATGATTATGTGATATGTAAAGAAGATATACTTCCTGATTCAAATTTTTCAAATTTTTTAAAAAATAGTATTGGACATATTATATCTAAAGATAAATATGGTGGATTATATAGAGTTGAATTTTCTTATGTGCCAGAAATTTTGAGCTCTAGATTTAATAATGATAGTAGAGGTTTTTACAAATATGAATTTGAGCATTGGTCTAAAAATGAAGAAGATTTGAAAATATACTTAGATATAAAAAAATATAATTTATAAAAATGGCATTAAAAGATGTAAAAGATTTAGTTATAAGATATCCTGGACATCCAAAATATGAATCAGGTAGAATCATAGAAGATGATGAAATTGAAGTAATAGTACAAAAATTAGAAATGATACTGTTTACTAATAAAGGTGAAGTGTTGGGAAATCTTGATATTGGTGCTAATCTAGAATATTATTTATGGCAAACCAGAGTTACAACTGGTAATTTAAAAAATAAAGTAGAAGAACAAATTTCAACATATATTCCTGAATTGATTAGTATAGGATATTCATTTGATGTTCAGTTATATGAAGGAACATTAAGAGATATATTATATTTAAATTTTGTAATAAAGGGATATAATATTGATTTTGTATTCGAATAAATGAAAATTATTTTTACTGATATAGATGGTGTTTTGAATCCAAATTTTACTAAAAAATGGAATAAAAAATGTGTTGATGTTTATAATAGAATATGCAATGATTATGATTTATTACCTGTTATAACTTCCACTTGGAGAATTAGATATACTATATCACAATTACAAGAAATATTTATTAGTCAAGGTGTTATATCAAAAATATATGATTATACCCCATATTTATCAGATTTTAGAGGTGTGGAAATAGATAATTGGTTAACTAAAAATAGTTGGAGTAAATATATTGTAATTGACGATAAAGTAGAAAATATTAAACCTTATGTGTCAAATATAATTCACTGTAAAGGATGGATAGGATTAACAAATGAGCATTATAATGAAATAAAAAAAGTATTAATGTATGGCGGCGGAAAAAGATGATAATTTTATTTTAACAACTGAAATAATAAAACAGATTGAAGAAAAAGAGAATTTAGGTAGAATTCTTAAAAGACATGAAAAACTTTGGTTTTCAAATACAAGAGGTGTTCGTAAAGCAAATGTCACATTTGCAATGACAGATGATGAATTTGAAGAATATATTAAATGTAAAATTAATATACATTATTTTGCTGAACATTATTGTCATATTAAGAGAGAAGATGGATCCATTGGACCTATGACACTTAGAGATTACCAAAAAGATATTATAGATTTATATACAAAAAATCCAAGAAGTATATTAATGGCTAGTAGGCAAACTGGTAAAACAGTTTCAGCCGCTATTGTTATATTACATTTTGTTTTATTTAATGATGATAAAGGATGTATGATTGTTGCTAATAAAGGGAAAACTGTTAAGGAAATTATTAGAAAAATTAAAGATATTTATAAATTGCTACCTTTTTTCTTAAAAAAAGGTGCAACAAACTGGAATGAAACTCAAATAGCATTTGAAAATAATTCTCGTATTCAAACAGAAAATAGAACAAAAGAACCATCAATTGGTTTTACAATTGACCTTTTGTATCTTGATGAGTTTGCACATATTCCAGATAATTTTATTAGAGATTATTATGGCGCCATTATACCTGTAGTATCTTCTATTGAAAATTCTAGAATTATAATAACATCAACTCCTATGGGATATAATATGTTCTGGGAATTGATAACAGCTGCAGAATTACCTGATGATGATCCAAATAAGAGTCCTTATAAAGCAATGAGGGTATATTGGAATCAAGTGCCTGGTCGTGAAGATACTAAAATTAAAATTATGGATTTCAAACTTAAGAAATATGGTTTATCTAAATCAACAATTTTAAGAGAAATACGGGAAAAATATGATATTAAATTATATAAGAAAACAGTAGGTGATGATATAATTGATTGTGTTAAATATGAAGTTGAAGACGAAAAAACTTACATTGATAGTATTCGAAAAATTCGTATAAATGGAATACCATTACCAGAATTGGCGGTAGTTTCTAATTGGCAAGAGGAAGAAACAAAACTTATTGGTTCGGCTGAAAAATTTGACCAAGAATATGGATTACATTTTGTCACTGGTGATAGAATTCTTTTTAATAAGGAAACTATTGATTTGTTAAAAAGTAAACAATTACCATTTGATTATAATGAATTGCCACCATTCAAAAGATTAAATATACCATATGAATCGTTAAAATTTGTAAGAGAGCCAAATCTTTTCAATTTACAAAAAGTGAAAGATTATTATATTTTAATGTCCGTTGACTTATCAGAAGGACTTGCTAAGGATTATTCGGTTATAAACATATTTAAGCTCACACTGCGAGATAAAGAAGAAATAGAGAAGTATAAATATGAAAATCTTTATGACTTGTTTAAAATTGAGCAAATTGGTTTATATAGAAACAATGTATATTCAATCAGGGAGGTTGCCCATATTTTTTATTTAGTTGCGTATGAATTATTTGATCCCGAAAAAGTAAAAGTTGTTTTAGAAAATAA